TTACCCACCTCATAGCCGCATGCGGCATACCCAGCGATGTCAGTCCAGGTGTCTCCTTGAAAGCCAGATTTAGACGCGTAGCGAGCGACTTTTACCGCTACCATCGCCATCGCGACGTCTTCTCGAGCGACCTCGATGCCGAAGATGACAGACCAGATCTTTGCGATCCTTTCAAAGTTCTCTTCTGGACCGCCGTACTGTCTGTCGCGTTCACCACTGATAATGCGTGCAGCCTCGTCGAGGCATTTTTCTCTCTCAAGCTTCTTAGCCATGCTTACTTCTCCGTGATCCGCAGCCGCACTGTCACGGTTGCCTTATATTCTTTTTCTGAGTGTTCTTCTACCTTGAGCTCGCTGTCATGTGGCAACGAGGCCCCGCTATCGCCGATAAACTCGCGCCACTGCTTGACGGCCTGCCGCTTAAGCGCGTCAAAGTCGCTGCCGTAGACCGTTATAGATACACTTCCGATCATTACTTGATCCTCTTTTCGAGTTTATGCGGCGAGTGATGCGTTCCGTCAAGAAAAGGCACTTTTTCATCCGTTGACCTAAAGATGATGTCACCGTAGCGCACCGCAACGACCTTTCCGACGCGCCCGTTGTGCAGTGTACCAAGCTTTCCATCATACGCGTCGTGTCTAACTCGAACGATGTCGCCGACTGATATGGCTCCCGGCCTAGCCTCAACCCACACTTCTTCTGACGCGTCTTGCAGCAATGAATGCGCCATAGCGAGCTTGCTAAGCAGCGACAATACCTCTGCAGAGTCTTTGTCGGCGTGTTTTAGGTCTTTCCACGCCTCGAGCATCGCCATGACTGACGCTCCAACGGCCTTCTTTGCGCGAACACTTGCGAGCTGCTCGCTCGCCCAGTCGAGGTCAACGTGTTTCATCTTTTCTCCTTTGTGGACACACCTGCTCTCTACAGCTTTCAGTGTCGTAGTCGTCGAGCGCTCGAGCGCAGAATAAGCATTTCACTCCAGCATCGAGAACTCTGTATCCTTTTTTCTGGCGGTCGGCATTCTTTTGCATCTTTGCCAGATACTCAGCGTTGAGCTCGGCGTCAGTACCGCCGACCGCGCAGATGATGTTCGCTACAAAGTGAAGCACGTCGACACATTCTTTGAGCACCTCATGGCGGTCGACATACGGGTCATCGTGCTGCCATGGCTTCCACGAGATGGCCTTGCGCACCTCGGCGAGCTCGTCGTCGATCGCGAGCATGTTCCAGCGCAAGTACTCGATGACTGCGCGCAGCGAGTCGTGGTCGTCGCTGTGGAACTTTGCGTAGTCAACATTGTAGCAGTCTTGCTGCAACTTAGACGTTGCCTCAAGCCACTTTCCGAACAATTTATCAGTCATGTTTGTCAATCACCTGCCGTAGTGTTTCTAATGCTTCTTCTCTAGTAGGTATCTTATCTAGATATTCACGCGATTGGTGAACCGAAAGTTCATATGCGTCTAGCCTGCTCATATTTTCGATCCTCGCCGCGAGTACGGCCCACGACGGGCCAGCCTCGCTGCTGTACTTCCACTCAGTGACTATAGGAGTGCCGACGTTGAGAGACTTTACAAACAACGGCGACCACCAAGGCCTCTTGTCGTCGTGAATCGTGAGTATCACGCCGAGTAGCGAACCAATCTTTTGCTCTAGTTCTACTCCAGACATGTGCTTTCTGTCTTTTATTCCGGAGTGTGGCTCTCCAAGCGTGTGCGCGATCGACCTTGCCCAGCGAGTAGACGTTAAGTCAATCCCCCACGCTCGAGTCCTCTCTCGCTGCAGCGCTTCAACGCCAGGTTGGCGGATGTAGAGCGAGTCAAACGACAGTCCAACTAGCGATCGCTTAGTTGCGTCTTTTACGCCGACAATGTTAGCAGTGTCTCTGTACCACGGAAGTGTCGGCCACAGTGTCTTTGGCCACTTACCAGTCGACAAGCGCAAAGCTGCATCAACTATGCGCAGTCTTTGCTTTTCGTCTCTCATCGATGCCCAGTACCCGCTTCTTCGTGAATAAAACGGCTTAAATAGCTGTTTTTCGTCGCGTTGCACCGCGCGTAGACCTGCAAATATCTTTCCAGGCTCTGGAGCATCGATAAAAAGTGCCAGCCTTGGGTCTTCATAAAGCAGTGACACTGCGTTGAACGCACCGTATGTTCCATTAGCTGACACACTTAGTGGCGAGGTTAGCCCGACAAACACCTTGTCGTACTCTGCCAGCTCGTCTAAGGTCCACGACGCGTCAGCCTCTACTTGCACGATTTCGCAGCCTAGCTCTTTTGCCGCGCTCGCAAGCATTCCCGCGTACGTCAGGTTGCGCTGTGACGCTGCTGATGAGTAGTGCTGCGCGCTTGTTCCAGTTATCAACACCTTCATCAGCGAGCACCCTCGACGGCGGCCTCAAATGCGGCCGGGACACCGACGTCCATCGCGTTGACATCAAACAAATACGTCGGGTGTCTAAGTATCTCTGTAAGATACGGCCCGATCTTAAGCTCTCCAGCTATCTGCCCGCGACTGTCCCACTCGCGAGAAAGAGTCAACCTAGCACGTTGCGTGTCCATGACTACTGGGCCACACCACACCTTAGCCGCTGGCATCTGCGCTGTCGGGTCGATAAAGTCATTGTCGTCAAGGTCGATTCCCTCGACAAACTCATACATTGCGTCACGCGACACGCCGTCTGACCACCTTTCGCGCACTCTCGTAAAGCGCTTTGCCTGCGTCCTCGGCACCGTGCGTGTACCGACGGCGTTCGAGTTAGAGATCTCTGTTGTTACTGCCATGTCAACTACTTTTTCTTGGTCCATGATGTTGTCGCTCATGAGTAGCATGACACGCTTTGAGTCAGCAAGCGCGTTGATGCCGACAAGCGCCGCGTGTCCTGGCCCCCACGGCTCGTCTTGGACAACGATCTGTATCCACGACGAGTACGGTTCAAGGACCTTTTTAACCTGTGTGATGTTGTGCGGCGAGACAACTACGACAGTCTTTTCTGCGCCAGCGGCTGCCGCGTACTCGGCCGCGTAGGCCAGCAGCGTGATGCCGTTAACTTCAAGAAGTGGCTTAAAGAACGGCATAGAGTGACCAAGCATTCGCTGGCCTCTCCCAGCGGCGAGGATCACTGCGTCCATGGCCACTCCTGTCGCGCCCAAACAAACTTCCAGCCAGCCTCGCGCGCCGGCGCCTGCCCGTCGATCCTGTCGTCGATGTAGACTCCAGTCTTCGCCACCCCTCTAAGGATCGCGACGCGCTCACTCGTCGATACGCTTCCAGCCAACAGCGCACTCGGAGTCAGGCCAAGAGCCTCGAGCACCGCCTCTGCCGCGTCGTGAGCAGCTCCGGTTACGTATGTCACGTCGCCAGGAAAAACGCGCTCAAGCGCGAGCAAGATGTCGGCGTATGGAAGCTTGTTCTCAATCGCCGCGCCTGACTTGATCACGTCTATGTACACAAGCGTCTTCTCGCTGTGCACCTTGCGCGCCTCCTCGAGCGAGCCGACAGCTGACGGAAGCCACATCTGCCAAGGATGTCCCCACGCCTCATCTGGCATGTTGACGCCGACCTTCTTGTACGCTTCGCGAACGAGGTGCCTTGAGTTCACGAGCACGCCGTCAATATCTGAACACCACTTCATTTGTAAAAACCTCCTGCTTCAAGTGCCTTTGACAATACCGTAGACACGGCGCCAAGCGACGCCGGTGCCTGCCTCTTGACATATGGAATCGCGCGGATGACGTGGACTACGGCCCACGCCTGGCCCGCGACAAACAAGTCGCTGTCTGCAACAGCGTGCTCTACATCTTTGGTAGAATACGCTCGCCACTCACGCATGTACTTCGCCTCTTCCCAGCCGTAGGCGCTCTGCAACATCTTGCCGACATCGACGCACGGTGAGTCTGGTACAGCCAGCGTTGCCGGTATCGGGTCAATGAGCACGGGACCAAACCCGCGCCTGTACATCACATTCTCGGCGGTCGCGTCTCCGTGCGACAGAGCCGGTTGCGCCGACAACGCGGCCTCGTAGGCTCGCTCGGCTGCTGTAAGTGCGGCATCGACATACGCAGTAGACAGGTGTAGACCACTGCTTTCTAGGTTGCGCGTGACCTTGTTGCGTAGAAGCTTACGCGTCTCTTGCGTAGCCGGTTGCGTCGCCGGTGAGCCCCAGACGTACCTACGAAGCAGCGAAACCACGTCAACAGCGCGCACCTCGGTCGGCGACATGTGATCAAGTCGCTCCATAACATAGCCGTCGCTTGTCAACTCGAACACTAACGGAAACGCAGGCGTGCTGTTTTCCATTATCCAGCGTCCTTGCTCAATCGTTTTCTCGACTATTCCGCCTTGCTTCGTGACCGTTGCCTTATTGTTTTCAACGACGACAGCTCCGGAGAGGCCGTTGTTTACGTTCACGAAAACGCGCTCTCAATCATGACCTGTGCTGTTTTCTTTGGGTCATTTCGCGTGCGCAAGACCTCGCGGTTGTGGCGCGCGATTTCAATACGCTCAGTGTCTGGAATTTCAAGGCACGTCGTGAACGCGTCAGCGATCTTTTGGATCAGCTCTAGTCCTTCAGGCTGAACGAGACGTGACTGTGTTGGCGACTTGGTGTACCAGTCGAGCACCATCATGCGAAACTGCGGATCTGACAGGTGTCCAGGAACAATGCACATAGCACCAGCGTCTGCCGCTTCCAAAGACGAATACTCAACAAGCCCGCGCGCAAACGCGTGTGCGGTTAGGTTCATGTGAACTCTAAACCGCGCAGCAATGGCGGCAGAGTCAGTGTAGTTACCAAGGTACCGCACCAGAGCCTTGCCAGGCACACGCGCATCCCATGGATACGGCGTGACGATGTTTCCGTCCATGCTTCCGTTAAACTTTTCAGGGTTGACGATTTTTGCGTATCTCTTGACCTGCGCCTTAAAGTGATCTTTGAGGATCTCATAGACGATAAAAGTTGGTGACGGCCCTAGGCCGACTGAGCATGATCCCCAGACCTCGACTGTCACGTCTTCTGGCAAGAAGGCACCGGCCAGGGCGACGAGTGGCTGTCCTTTGTTATAGATAAACCGACCAGACGTCCCGACGACGCGCTCATTAGGTATCGGAGCATCAATGTCAAACTGTGGGATATACGGCATCTGTCCCTTGATCCACTCCATGGAGGCGAACAGGTCATTGCTGTGTTTCGCGGACTCGTCGCTCATCGTCACGAGCTTGCTCCCTCGCGATGGAGACTCGAGCAACTTCTTGACAAACGGGATGTCTTTCTCTGGATAAAACGAACCGTGGAGTGCGGTAGTCCACCTCGCCTTCGTGCGAAGCAGCGCGTCTACGTACTCTGGTATCGCGTCTTCGCCCTTCTTGATCGCTTGCTTGTCGTGCAACGGAATCTTGATCTCTGGAAGCACGACCATGTCGTACTTGTCCAGCGTCTCGACGATGTTCGCTGTCTTTACGACGACGTCGGGGGCCTCGCTCCACCACCTGCCGCCAGGCTGTGGCTTACCCCACGCCGAGCGTGTCTTTCCGCTTTTAGTAAACGACACGACATCGCAGTCGTGCCCAAGTTCTTTGAATCCGTGACGAAGTCTGAACGCCCAGGCGGTCGGTCCTTTTACTCCTGGCTCTGGCTCAAAAACTGCTACTTTCACGATGTCTCTCCTGTTTGCTGCGTGTCTTGTCTAATTTTGACACGAAAAGACGCGCCCCGGTGTTGCCGAGGCGCGCTCTTCGTGACTTAACCCGTGGCTAGCTCAGAACGGAGCTGCCGGAGGCGTATTCGGGTTCGCCGCTGCTGCGACAGGCGCCGGAGCAGGAGCCGGTGCCGGTGCCGGTGCTGGCGCCGGAGCAGGAGCCGGAGCCGGTGATGCCGAAGCGACCGCGGGAGCCGAGTAATACGACTTGATCTCGTTCTTCTTCTGGCCCTGCCAGGTGCGTGTGCCGACCGCCGCGCGGAAGGTGCGACCCCTCAACGCCTCCTCGATCTGCGCGTTTGTCGGGTTCGACGTGAAGTACTCACGAGGAAGTCCGAGCGCGGCCATCTTCTTGAAGAACATCCCAAGCGCGTTGGGATTGTCTGTGGTGACGACGAGGTTGTCCCAAACAAGTCGCTTTGCGTGCGCGCCGGTCTGAACCTGTGCTTTGACAGCAAACATGGTCTTTCCGGTCTGCGTTACCTTTGCGACTGCTTCGACGACCTGAAGGTCGTAGTCGCCGTCTGGCAGCGGATCATATCCGCCCGTGTCGGCTGCGTCCTTGATGAGGTCGCCCCAGTTGAGTGATGACATTGTTACTTACTCGCTTTCTCTGTTGTTGTTGCTTTTTCTTGCTTTTGTTCTGGCCGTGGGCCGAACACTATCTCGAGCATCCTCTCGATTCCGAGATCTTGCTGCTCGACAACTTTACCCAGCCTGCCTTGAACACGCTCGCCGGCTTCGAACTTGCTAGTTCGCTCGACGTACATGCGGCGCGCCTTGTACGGCGGCTGCGTCGGATCTTGATGTGGGAACTCTTCAACCGTGATCGCGCCGAGGACGTCGTAGAAGTACGGCGCCTGAATCGCGAGCTGGCCTTGGAGGTATGGACGAGCGCGCCCGTCCTGCCCTGTGCGAGACATCGCGGTCAATACAACCGCCTCAAGGGGCGCGGTCGGGTGCATCGTCAGGTCACGAAGGTCGCGAAGCAGCGCGCCCATGTGGCGAAGAAGCTCGCCCCACTGCTGCATCTGCATCTGGTTCGTCCCGGCGATGTTGTCAACGCACTTGACCTGAAGCTCTGATACGGAGTCAATGATCAGTGACTTAAATTGGTGGCGTCCAAGCTGGAGCCACTGGTATGCCTTCATCATCGTGTCATACTTGGTGATGTTGACGACACAGGTGTCCCACGTTCCGTCGGCTACTGGCGGCTCCTCACGTAGAGGATCCCAGTACTTTACTGTGATTGGAAGAAAGCGGTGACCGCCTTCAACGTCGAGCATAAGTCGCGGATACGGCGCTGTGACCGCAAACGTCGACTTGCCGACCTTTGATTCTCCGTACACCATGAGTGTCAGAGAACGTTGGACATTTGTCATACGTTACTCGTTTCCTTTGTTGTCTGATTTGTAGTAACCATACGGGTCGTCGACCACGTACATTTCGCTGATTGCTTGCTCGGCGGCGGAACCGTCGTCGAGCAGTGGGCATACAGCGAAAAATTGGCACTTCCACTTGCAATCGCGGCTTGGCCGCGGGTACGCAAGTGTTGTGTGATCTCCACCTTCTTCAAGTCCCTTGCGGACTCGAAGCAAGTCAGTGATCGTGCCGTGAATTCTATTCCAAAAAGATCGCAAACTGAAGATGTTGTGGCGAACTTCAATTTGCTCGTAGAACGGCGGACGAGCGTTAGCTGTGCGCTTGACCTTGCGCAACATGGTGAAGATGCCTCCGTCGCAACGCTCAGTTTCGTCTTTCTTTTGTGCCTCGAGAAGCATATACGTAAGCACCTGCTCGTTCATGTGAGCCATGCTCGTAAAGTCAGCAAACGAGCCGCCGACTGTCTTAAAGTCTCTAAACATGCGCACACCATCGGCTTTACGCCTTACGCGCATGTCGAGCTTGCCTTGTAGCTCAACTTGCCCATCAAGCAAAGGCGCGCTGACAACTTCCTCGCTTGAGATGAACTCAAGCTCAGCGTCAATGCCGTTCTCTTCAACCCAAGCGAGGTAGCCTTCGAGCATGATTCTCCCAAGCTCGGCCTCTGACTGAAGGTCTACAGTGTCGCGAAATCCCTCAATAAGCAGCTGCTTATCGCGTTCGACAAGCTCGGCGTGCGCATCAAGCAACGGAATGCCGTTAGCGTAGTACTGCTCAAAAGCTGAGTGGATGCGGGTGCCTAGCGCGAGTGGCCCGACCATCTGTTTTTCTTGCGGTTGCAGCCGCCTAAAGTATGTCAACCACCAGCGGCGCCGACAGTCTTTGAACGTCTGAAGCTCGCTGTTGGATACTTTGAGTGGTTGTGTCATAGCTTACCTGCCTTGTCTTCTTTGAGTATGCTGAGCAGCTTGTCCTTGTCACGGACTATCTGCTCAAAGTTGTCTGCCTTCGTGTCCAGCACTTGGATCACGCGCTCCTCGACCGTGCCTTCTGTCACGTAGTCGGTGATGATGACGCTGTCGTGTACCTCTGAACCGATGCGGTGTACGCGGTCAAGCGCCTGCTTATGGTCGACTAATGACCACGGACGCTGAAGCATAATCAGCCTGCGAGCCGCGGTCAGTGTCACGCCGACGCCACCAGCCTGGGCCGTAAACAAAATCCACTTGGTCTTGCCTGACTGAAAGTCATCAATCGAGTTCTGGCGCTCTTCTTCGTTTTGCGCGCCCGTAATGAGCCCGTGCTCAATGCCTGCTTTAGTCATTGCAGCGCTCAGCAGCTCAATAAGCTGCCGCGATACCGCGCACACAGCCACAGAGTCACTGCCAAAGTCGCCGCTCTCGATGTCATCCATCAGCGCGTCAACCTTGCACGATGGCCCAGCGAGTACCGCGCGTACTTCGCCGGTCTCTGTATCTGCAACCATGTCGGCGTACGAGCTCGCGAACTGGAGTAAGCGCGTTACCTGCGTAAGTGGGCTTGTCGCCATCAGCGCAGCACCGCTCTCAAGCTCTGCGATCATGAGGTCACGCATCTGCGAGTAGGCCTTCGCCTGCTTGGATGACATCTCGACGTCGCGTCGCTCATTGATAACTGGCGGTAGCCAGTGTAGCACCTTTGCCTTAAGCATGCGCCGCATACGCGGGTTGATGCCTGCGTAAAACTCCTGCTCCATCTGCGGCTTTACGCCAAGAACCATCATGCCACCAAATGCGTTTAGCATTGTGTTGATCATGCGGTCGATCCACCGAGTCTTGCTTGGCCACTCATCTGGAGACAGCCAGTGCAAGATTGGCCACAGGTCAACTACATCGTTAGCGATCGGAGTGCCTGTCAACGCAAAGCGGATGTCTGCGTCTCCGGTAGCTGCCCACAGCGCACGCGTCTGCTTTGACTTTGGATCCTTTGACCGGTGTATCTCGTCAGCGACAACTGCCTTGAACTCGATTCCGTTGAGCTCACGCGGCGTGACCTCGCACTGCTTCTCAGTGACGCTGTCATCGTGGCCGCCCATCGCAACGCAGCGCTTAAGCGCGATTGAGCCGTATGGAGCAAGACGCGAGTGAGCGCGCAGTGACTCCCAGTTGATGACGTATACATCGGCGCCGGTCTCAAAAGACTTTCTTCGCTGTGTCGCTGTGCCCGAGATGACCTCAACGTTCACACCTGGCCACCAGCGCGCAAACTCACGCTTCCAGTTCTTTTTCACCGTGTTTGGACACACGACCAACGCTGGAAACACCTGCTCACCGTCGTCTTGAAGTGCCTTGAGCGCGCGGATTGCCTGCGCGGTCTTGCCTAGGCCTGGCTCGTCAGCGAGCAGCGCACGCCGCGCAACCTTGAGAAACTGGACTCCGGCGCGCTGGTGAGGAAACAAGTCTTCGTCGCCTTCCGCTTCTTCGAGTTCGCGCAACTTGTTTGCCGGCTCAACTCGAGATGTCAACTCGTTCGTCGCCCACTCGGTGAGTGACTTTCCGATGACAAGCTCACTCTTGAACACTGATCTTAGCGCGAGGCAAGTAGACCAGCTCAGTGGGACGCTCCAGACCTTGTCCGTCGTCGACCACTTTGCGCCTGGTATGCTCTTGCATAGCTCTTTATAGCGCCAGTCGGCGTCAATGCGGATATGTTTTCCGTCTTTGTCGATGTCAACTAATACTGTCAATTTAGTCCCTCAATCATTCGTTATTCACTGTACCACATACTAGGAAGATTTTGATGATCTCCAACAAATATTTTTCTTAGTACATAAGCTCTTTACTCAAGAAGTGCTCTCGGCACCCAGCCGGTCTTAGCGATCCGCAGCAGCCCGTGGCGCATCGCGTCGAGCGCGTGTCCGCCGCCGCCGACGTGCCAGAACCCGAGCTTCTTTAGCGCATCGTTGCTAAACAGCTTCTTGGCGTCAGACGGCGACTGAAAGTAGATCTTTTCAGGGTCAAGGCCGTTGCTGTGGACTACATACTTCATGATTCCGATCTGCTCGAGGCTGAACGGAGCCTGTGAGTTTTTAATCGTCTGTGCGTTGATGACAAAGCGCTCGCACACGACGTCTATAAGTACGCCCGCTTCTTTTGCTGCCTTTAGCTCGTCTGTCAGCGCCATCGCAAATGCGTATGGGCCAAGCTCGCGAGACACCAAAAGCGCTGGCGACTCTCCAGCGTACGTGATGACGGCAAATCCTGTTGTCTTGCCTGGGTCAATCGCGATTACCGTTTTTGCCTGTTTCACTTGTACTTGTCTCCCCATGTCTCGAGTGGGCCGTCAATTCCTGCGGTCAGCGGGACATTCCAGCCGTCTGTGGTTGTCATGCATTCTTTGACTATGTGCTTAATCTCCTCCGCGTCTTCTCGCGGCGCATTAAGCACGATCTCGTCGTGTACCGGGACGATCAACAGCTCGGTGAGGTCAGCTTGGTCGAGCTTGACGAGGTTGGCCTTAAACACCTCGGCCGCACCTCCTTGGATCAAATAGTTGACCAGGGTGTACACGCGGTCTTCGTCGCATGGTAGGCGGCGACCTGTCCAGGTGTAGACGTAGCCCTGCCCCTCCTCTCTGGCCCGGCGCATACCCGCATCTTCAATCTGACGCTGGAACATCGTCATGCCTGGGTACCGACCGTCAAACGCGTCCGACACTTCTCTCATTTGCGGCTCGGCGACGCCAGCCGTTAGCGCCTGCTTCGCGACTCCGGCGCCGTACAGGCGGCCGTAGACGGTGCCCTTGATAAGCGCACGGCGCTTGTCTGACTTCTGCATTGTGGGGTCTTTGTAGATCTCGCGGCCGATCTCGGTAAACGGGTCGGACCCAGTAGCATCTGCGCGGTTAAACAGCGTGATGAGGTTTGGATCGTTTGACAGGCTCGCAAACATGCGAAACTCGACCTGGTCAAGGTCCGACGTGATGATGACATGGTCGTCGTCTTTTGGCAAGAACGCGCGGCGGACGACGTCGTCGCCCTTCGGCAGCGTCTGAAGCGCCGGGTTTTGGATCGACATGCGGCTCGTGCGTGCGCCGAGCGTCTTTACCGACGGGTGGACAAACCCGCCAACGTTGTCACTTAAGAAGTTGGAGAAATACGTGTTTGCGAGCTTGTCGGCCTTGCGCTGTTTCAAGACCGTGTCGGCGAGGGCTGACACCTCCTCGTTTCCATTGATCTTGAGCAGCTTGAGTTGGTCTTTGGTGCACGACTTTTGTCCAGTCGGCGTAAACTCAGTGATCTCTGCGCCAAGGTCCTCGAACAGGCGCACAAGTTGCTGGTTGCTTGTGATTGACACGCCGCCGTACTTGCCTTTAGCCCACTCTTTGACGGTCGTTGTGTACGCGGTGAGCTCGTCGTACTTTTTCTTTGAGTACTCGAGGTCTACGCGTGCGCCATTGATCTCCATGCGTGTCACTATCTTTCGCGCGGCCATCTCGAGCTCGTAGGCGCGGCTGTACTGCTTGCCAGGGCCGCATTTTTCGTAGAACATCTCCCAAAGGCGCATCGTCAACACCGTGTCGAGCGCGCCATATGACCAATACGGTTGAAACGCTACAGGTACAGTGCCCCACGTCCACCCGTTCTTTGCAAGCTCCGTGTCTAGCGTGTCTTGCAGGGCTACGGCGCGGCCGTCGACGTGCAGCGCGGCAAGCCGCTTGAGTGCGCCTGAGCCAAGTGGGTCAATGATGTGTGCCATGATCATCGTGTCGTGCGCGCGACCCCACGGAAGGTTCCAGCGTGACTGAACGTCAAACCACCTGGCCTCAAAGGCGATGTTGTGGCACACGATCGGACCTTCAAATTTGTCCATAGCCTCGTAGAAGACGCCAGACCACTCCTGCCACGGGATTGCCCAGCCGTGCTGGCCGTCGCCAACCTGCACGAGGCGCAGTCGACCGTGCCATGGAGACAATGAGTGTTCTCTTGGGTTGCCTGGAAGCTCGCCGGTCTCTGTGTCGATCGCGATTGCGTCATGCGGCCTGCGTTCGCTTAGCCAGGCGATAAACTCAGACGCTTTTTGAGCTGAGTCAACTAGAGAAAGCTTTACGCTTGACAGGTCACTCATTGTTTGCTTCTTTCTCTCGGATCACGCTGACCGTAAGTCCGCACTTCTTCAAGTACGCGATGACCTCGCTCGGCTTACGGTGAACGTCAACGTCACGCACAACCATGACCACGCGAGAGACTCCAGAGTTTGACACAAGCTTCGCGCACTGCATACAGATAGCACTCGTCACGTAGAGCGTGCCTCCTTCGACCTGAGACCTGTCAACGTACAGCAGCGCATTCGCTTCCGCGTGTATCGCTGGGCAGGCGTCATACGTTGTGTCAAGCGGCGCTTCTCCCTGCGCACGCGGACACCAGAACGAGCACGGAAGCTCGTCTGGCCACGTCGCGGCCGGACCGTTGTACCCAGTCGCACAGATGCGCTGGTTCTTTGACACAACAACTGCGCCGATCTGCGCCCGAGTGCATCGCGACCTGTTTGCGATCGCGTGGGCTACATTGAGCCACGTCTCGTCCCAGTTCGTGCGGTTAGGAAGCATTCTTCTCGTTCTTTGCGATCGCGCTACGCATAGCTGAGGCGTACCACCTGTCTTCGGCTGGCAACGACTCAAACAACGCGTCATCGTGCGCGGCATCAAGGCACTTGACAGCGCGCGCCTGGATTGCGCTCCACGACGGGCCGACAAAGACAGGTATCGACTTGCTCGGCTCCGACGCGTAGGCCAAGTTTTCAGCGGCGGCAAAGTTGTTCTCGTAGACATGCAACGAGCCGACGTGGTGGCCGTAGGTGCCAGGCTCGATGCCGAGGATGGACGCGATCGCAATTTGCACTCGCGTAAACTGAAAAAAGTCATAGGCGGCGCCGAGCCACACGTCGTTTGAGCGCATGTAGACGCTCATGTTGAGTTTGTTCTTGCGGACTCGAAACTGGTGAAGTATCGTGCATGGGTAGTCGCGTTTTTTCTCGAGCATGTCACGCTCCGGGTTCCAGATTGTGACGACGGCCTGACGCGACTCTGGGTCTTTCTTGAGTCGGTCAACCATGACCTCGTATTGCCCAAGTGTCCGCGTGCCGTACGACCCGTGAAACTGCCCGTCGTCCTCGGTGTAGTTCGCAAATTGCGGGCCAACGGCAACAACTGTGTTAGGTCGCGACACGCCTCCGAGCAGCTGGCACGCCTCGACCGCGCCGATCCCTGAGACGACGTTGCGGCCGACGCCGACAGGCAGCGTGTTGTACACGTCGTCAATGTAGATAACCGCGTCCTCGATCTCACGCGTCTTCATGCCGCGCGGCGCGGCTTCTTCGCCGTAGGTAAGAACGTACCTGACTAGGTCAACGTAGCCATTGACGCCGTCTTGTATGTGTATCATTTTAGTGTCCATGTATCTGCCTCCGTGTGTGTTGTTGACAACCGTTCAATCGCGCGGCCATATTCGTAGCCGTCGCGATGATGAAACCTGCGCACGTATTGTGGGTGCGGGACGACGTTCACAAGCTCGCGTGGTATGTACGAGCCTTTGAGGCTCTTTTCAGCCATCCGACCGAGCGCAACAATCCGCGGTCGCCCTAAGGCTGCCCACAGCAACGACATGCGAGAACCGCAAAGCTCGGTGCCATTGATGATGCCGACTTTTTTCCAAAACGGATCTGGAAGATGCGTGAGCAGGTAGTCGCCTGAGTTGCCGCGCGCAGGAAAGAACGGGAGGATCGGCCCGTTGGGGTCGTTACGCCTGTCGCCGACAAGCAGCACGCTCGGCCTAGCCGGGCCGATGTACTCAGGAAACTGCGAAATGTTTTTGACTAGTATCTCGCGTTCTTTGGCGATTTTAAGCATGCGATCTGCTAGATCCGGCAGCACGGACATGTCATATGGGTCCGGCGAGATGACCTCAACTCGAGCCGCATTCTGCATCCCAAAGTCATATAGCTCGCATATTTTTTCAAGCTCGCTTGTCTTGACAAAGTCGTCACCCCGCACGCCGACACGCTCGACGATTACGTCAAGCGGCTGCTTCATAACAAATTGCACAGCTCCTCGCGACAACAGCATGAGCTCAACAAGCCGCCAACCGCCCTTGCCGAGTAGGCCATACTCGTCGTCGCAGGTGTGTGGCCGCTTGATCGGCGCGTATGTCACCTCACCCCAGTGCCACCTGTCTGCAATCACGATGTAGCCATCTGTCCAGTCGACGTTTGCGACTGACGTCGCCCACTCGTTGAGCACCCACGCGCGCGTCTCTTCGGCGGGCCTACCCATGTGGTACGTCACGACCTCACACTTTGGATACATCAACGTCGCACGGTCAATGAGCGCGGACACAACAGAACTCTTGCCTGAGCCGTCAGGGCCTTCAACAACTATGAACATAACCGTCCTTCGTCTTTGGGATACCTATATTACTACGGAATAAGCTCAACCTTGTAGATCATCTCAATTCCCTTGTCGTTCCGCGCGGCCTCCTCGAGCAGCCGCTGTGCTACATGCGTGAGGTACTTTGCGCCGCTTGCGTCGTATTTATAGAGTGCATCGAGGACCGCGCTTGGTTCCTCGCTGACCTGAGCCCAGTAGCGGTTTTTCTCTGGAAAGACGACAGGTGCGTTGAGAGACGACCGGCACTCAGGGCATGAGACCAACTTGCTCGGGTTTTCTACATCTGCCGTCGCGACCTCCTCGAGGCCGTAGCGCTGGACGAGGTGGCATGCGCCGGTGTGGTACATGACCGACACTCCAACGCGAGAGAGGACGTATGAACCGTTCTCAGTTCGGTAGAGATCAAACTCAATCCAGCGGTGCGCTCCTGGGCGACTTGAAGAAGAGTGGCCGAGCAACTTTCCGTTGAACTGCAGTGTTCTTGAGCCGTCTTTTACTTGGATCATTGAGATCTATCTTTCTTTCTTTCTAGAACTACTTGTCTATACTATCACTTTTGCGCGCAGTGAGTTGTTCTGCCAACTTAGCGACTTTGTCTTGTTCTTGAAGCAAAAGAACTTCCAGCTCAGCGTTTAGAGATATCATCCGGTAGAGCTGGTTTCTAGTGACAGTCAGCAGTTTTGACATAAAGTCGCTGTCGTTTTGTGTTAGACCGTCTTGTTTGTCCATAGCTTCAACTGTAACACGTGGTTAGTCGCTACTATGCACCTTGCTCTAGCAACTTAAGCCGCTTGTTTAGGTCGCCGACAGCCGCTATGAGTAGTGGAATAGTATTGACATAGATTACGGTTGAATATTCTTCTTCGCTGCTAGGACTGTCTACATGCTCAGGAAACAACTCAGCGAGCTCGTCGGCCATTACGCCGATCGACTGCTTTTCTGCCAAATGCACAAACGGTATGTCTTTTTTGTACTTAAACTCGTATATTTTCATAGAGTAGATCTTTTCTAACGTCGTCTCTGTGACGTCTATGATGTCTTCTTTTAGTCGTCTGTCAGACACGTATCCAGACGGCACAAAGAACGGGCGGACGGAGGCGTTGTTGTCGATGATGCAATTTAGTCTTGCAGAACCAGAGTTCCACGCAAAAGCTATGTGAAATCTGTCCCCGGTAAGGTTGCTGGCGCCGTATGACACTCCTCTTCCAGACACGGTCATGTCCTGACCAGTGTTGATGTCACCGGTTACGTCAAGCTGCTGCCCGATGTCAATGTTTCCGTCGGAGTACAAGATCGTGTTTCCTGAACCGCT